CAATCTTAGGTGTACAGGTGACACACAATTAGAGACTAGGCTGGTAGCTAATCAAATATGTAACAGCATGAAGGAATGGTTTCCAGTGTCATGGCTTGCATTGAGGTTAAATAAATGATGGAATTATCACTAATTAGAACCCTACACGATCAGGAGTTCTATGAGGATCACAAGGGTAAGAGATGCCCTGCTGAATTGTTTACTAAAGACATAAGAAAAATAAAGCGTGTTTTAGATAACGCAATGGAGCAGTATGAACGCACTATAACTACTGCAGAGCTAGAGGCATTGTTCTTCTCTGAGTACAACACTATGACTACAGCTAACAAGGGTCTGTATGAGGGGCTATTCTCTAAGCTACACAGAGAGGAGCCTATGTCTAATGATGTAGCCTCTGATGTTTTGTCTCGTATGTTTAGGCAGAACCTTGGAGAGAAGACAGCCAATCTAGGGTTTGACTACGTTAACGGAAAGTTAAACTCTCTTGAACCCCTACGACAATTAGTAGATGCCCATGAAGATAACTTTATGCCTAACACTACTGTTGAGTGGGCTGACATTGACATTGATACAATTCTTGAGGCAGGTAATACACAGTCACAGTGGAAGTGGAACATACCTAGTCTAGCTGGACGCATTGAAGGTATTAGCAGTGGTCACTTTATTATTATAGGTGCTAGACCAAACGTAGGTAAGACAAGCTTTCATGCATCAGCTATTGCAGCACCCAAGGGTTTTGCTGAGCAAGGAGCTAAGTGTATGGTTCTGTGTAATGAGGAAGAGTATGTACGTGTAGCTGAGCGCTATCTATGTGCTGCTGCCAGTATGGACACAGATGAGATTAAGTCTAACTATGTACTGGCTGCAGATCGTTACAAGAAGGTGCGGGATAAGATTAGTATGTTTGACAGTATGGGCAAGGACTTAGAGTGGGTTGAGAGTGTAATTAAAAATAATAGTCCAGACATAGTTATACTAGATATGGGTGACAAGTTTGCCCCAAAGAGTAGTGAGGCATCAGACGTATACCTAAAGGCTGCAGCTATACACGCACGTAACATTGCAAAGAAGTATCAGTGCGCTATTATATGGATGAGCCAACTGTCTGCTGATGCTCAAGACAAAGTATACTTAGATCAGTCCATGCTTGAAGGTAGTAAGACAGGCAAGGCTGCAGAGGCAGACCTAATGCTACTGATAGCTAAGAACCAAGTCACTGAAGGTAAAGAAGAAGACAAGCAACGTTTTATAAATGTAGCTAAGAATAAACTTAAAGGTGGATGGCATGGTGTTGTTCATTGTGAATTAGATGGCAGCAGGTCACAGTACCTAGCCTAGAAAGGAACTAAATGCGGTTTGTATTAGACGTAGAAAACACCACACAGAAGAGAGGGGGCAAGCTATTTCTTGACCCTTGGGAGCCAGACAATCATTTAGTTAATGTAGGTGTACGTGATGTAGATGACGGTACAAATCCTCTGACGTTTGACTTACAGCACAAAGAGTATGTAGATCAGACAGGCATTGAATCTAAACGCATTCAACGTGTACTTGATAACACTACTCTACTTATTATGCACAACGCACAGCATGACCTAGCTTGGCTCTGGGAGTGTGGCTTTAAGTATGATGGCCCTATCTGGGATACCATGCTGGCTGAGAGTATTCTTCTTAGGGGTAACAACCTAGAGATTACACCTAATGGAGTAGCTAAGAAGATCTCTATGTCTTTAGGTAATACCGCTATCCGTAGGAACCTAGAGTTTCAAAAGGATGATACCTTAAAGAAGTACTTCAAGGAAGGTTACAACACAGATGAGATACCCTTGTCAGAGTTGACGTTTTATCTTGAAGCTGACTGCAACACAACTGTTGCGCTATTTAACGCACAAGAGGCTGACTACTCTATGCCTGACTCTACTAGTCTTATTAAGGTTAGAGATATTACCTTTGAGGTATGCAAGTTGCTTACACGTATGAAGCAGTCAGGCATGAAGGTAGATCGTGTTGCGTTAGATGCAGTGCGTAAGGAGTTCGAAGAAGAGCGTGGTATCATTCAGTCTCGACTACAGATGCAGGTGCGTGAAGTTATGGGTGACACCCCTGTTAACTTGAATAGCCCAGAGCAAATGTCTCAGGTTATCTTTAGTCGTAAGCCTCACTCTAAGGATACATGGCCTAACTTGTTTGATGACTGTAAAACTTTGTCTGTCTTAAAAGAGATCATTAATGCTAACAGTGATTTACTGTACAGGACTGAGGCGTTTACCTGTCCTACTTGTGACGGTAATGCAGAAACATATAAAGTAAAGAAAGATGGCAGTAAGTATGCAAGACCAAACAAATGTAAGGACTGTGATGCCAGAGGCTATCAACTTAACAATCAGTCTCGCATGGCTGGCTTTGGATTCTTTCCTCCTAATGCTTCTTGGATTAGTGCTAGTGGGTTCTCTACAGGAAAAGATATACTAGATGCACTGAGGGCTACAGCAGTAGATAACAAGATGGACACTGCTGTAAAGTTTCTTGAAGACTTGAAGCGGCTTAATGCAGTGTCTAGTTATTTGTCAAGCTTTGTTGATGGCATTGATACTTACACTAAATCAAATGATATACTTCATGTGTCATTAACGCAACACATTACGTCTACTGGACGTTTCTCTGGGCGTGAACCTAATATGCAGAATATGCCACGTGGTGGTACGTTCCCTGTTAAAAGGGTTTTCACTTCTCGTTGGAAGGGTGGAAAAATATGTGAGGCTGACTTTGCCCAGCTTGAATTTCGTGCAGCTGCATTCCTGTCACAAGACCCTGTAGCTATGCAGGAGATCAATACAGGGTTTGACGTTCATGCCTACACCTCTCAAGTTATATCAGACGCAGGTCAGCCTACCACTCGCCAAGAAGCAAAGGCTCACACATTTGCTCCTTTGTTTGGCGCTACAGGACATGGCAGGACTAAGGCAGAGGCATCTTATTATCACCACTTCTTAGAAAAGTATGAAGGTATAAAGGCTTGGCATAAGAAGCTAGGGGATGAGGCTATACGTTTTCAGAAGATAACTAATGTGTCAGGTAGGCAGTATGCTTTCCCTAACACACAGCGAAGAGCTAATGGTACGCCTACAAACTTTACCCGTATAAAGAACTACAATGTGCAGGGCTTTGCTACGGGTGATGTAGTGCCAGTTGTCTTACTTGAGATAGACATAAGGCTCAAGGATTTACAGTCGTGTTTAGTTAATAGTGTACACGACTCAGCGGTGATTGACATTCACCCCAACGAAGAAAAGGAGGTACTAAATGTCATTGACGATATTAATAAAAATCTTGATGAAATCATCTACAGATATTATGGGGTAGAAATGAACGTTCCCCTGTTATTAGAAGCCAAGGTAGGACCGAATTGGCTTGACACTAAAGACGTTTAGTGGTACAACTACGGTTCATGATTCGCTCGAAAGGATATAGAATGAGCAACGAATTAAGTACTAATTTTGCTGGCACAGATCTAGCAGAAGCTATGGGGTTTTCTTCTACGGAGACAGCAATGTCTGGCCCTAGTATTCCTAGACTGTCTCAGCAGCAGTCACCTATTATGGTGGAAGAGGTAGATGCAGACGGGGAGACTGTAGAGAAAGTAGTAGTTCCTCTGGGTGCATTTAAACTCAAAGACTCTAACGGTACAGAAGTTTATAGTCGTACCGCCACCATCCGTCTGTTTGCCCAGCGCCAGCAGTGGACACAGTGGGACAGTGAAGCAGGGACAATGAACAAGACTGTCATGGCCTCTGCTCTGAAAGGGGATCTAAAAGATACCCGTGGTACTTTCAATCTTGGGCGTCCTAGTAAGTACATTAAAGATTGGAACTCCGTAGATGAGGACACTAAGGCTCTGATGCGTAGCATAAAGAATACTAAAGTTCTCTTTGGTAAAGTCATGCTAGGCAAGGCCGTAGATGCTCAAGGTAATGAAGTCAAAGGCTATGACGTAGAGACTGACTTTGTTATGGACATCAAGAACAACGACAGTAAGAAGTCGTTAGAAGCAGCTATGAAATCTATCTCATCTAAAAAGCTGCTGCCCATTGAGCATACTATTAAGGTGACTTCTAAGAAAGAGTCCATGCCTACAGGTAATCAGTATGCAACAATCGTAGCATCGTTAGGCAATAAGTTTGACATGAAGGAAGGTGATCAGGAGACACTAAGTTCTTTTGTTGACTATGTTGACTACGCTAACGACTACGTGTTGAGTGAATGGAAGAAGCTCAACAAGCCGGATGTCGCTATTGACTCTAAGATACTTGACGCTATTGTTCAAGTAGAAGACATACCGTTTTAGTATGGACATGAATCATCCTGCTGAGCTACCCATCAAAATGCTTATGCGTGATGCTACTCTAGGCAAGTCCAAAATGTCAGAGGCAGTGGTTAACACTGTTGCCTCTGATGTTAAGGATGGTTTAGATAAGCAATTCAATGGTGAACCACGAAGTAAGTTTAAACTTAGGATGTCTAACATTGGACGCCCTAAGTGCCAACTGTGGTTTGAAAAGAATAAGCCAGAAGAGAAGGCTCCTTTTCCTGACCAGTTCATGATGAACATGATGCTAGGTGACATAGTTGAGGCTGTGTTCAAGGGTATCCTACGCGCATCAGGTGTAGACTTTAAAGACAGCAATATTGTTTCCCTCGACTTAGGGGGTGGCAGACGCCCAATTAAAGGTGAGTATGACTTAATTATGAATGACAGGGTTGATGATGTTAAGTCTGCATCTGACTACTCTTACACACATAAGTTCGTTGATCTTGAAACACTACAAGACAATGACCCATTCGGCTACGTAGCTCAACTTGTAGGCTACGCTGTAGCAGCAGGTAAGAAGGTAGGCGGCTGGTGGGTAGTCAACAAAGCTAATGGGCAGCACAAGTATGTGTCAGCTAAACACGTGGATGTTGAGGCAGTCCTAGATAAGATACGTGAAACGTATGACTACCTAGAGAATGATGAGCCTCTTCAACGACAGTACACGGATGAGCCAGAGACATACCGTAAGCAGACTACAGGTAACAGGGTTCTATGCAGGGAGTGTAACTTTTGTTCGTTCAAAAGATCCTGTTGGCCTGACTATCAAGAACTACCTTCTAAGACTTATCAAGGTAGAAAGACACCACCTACAGTATCTTATACTCAAATAGCATAAAGGAAAAAGTATGACTAAAGTTACACTAGACGATATTGAATATGATTCTGATGACTTTTCAGAAGATCAGACCAATCTACTTAACGAGATACAATACAACGGGTCTGTAAAAAGACAACTAGAGTATCAACTGCACAGCGTAACTACTGTAGGAAGTATACTAGTTGATCGTCTAAAGAAGGCTCTGGTTAGTGAAACTATTCCAGACGAAGATGCCGAAACCTAAGAGGCGTCACGCTAAAGCTAAGTACAGGAGTGGTCTTGAGAAAAGCACTGCTCTT